AAATTGCTCCTATCATCTCTCGTCTGTCATGTACTAACCAGATGAATGCTGCGTTTGCTAATGCAGGTATGAAGGGTGGCTTGTATTCTTTGAAGCATACAACTAACAGTAAAATTGATCTGTCTGATATCCGTAAGGTTATTAACTTAACTTACAAAGACTTTGATTCTTATTCTGCAATGGGTCGCAACCTAATTAGCAGGGAGTTTAGTGACATGGAGTTCAAGAACTTCTCACATAAAGTATTCCCATTGCTATCTAAGATTGAGTTCTCATCAGATGATATGTTAAGTCCAGCAGAAAAGCGTACACGTGCTGCAGTTATGCGCAACCGTAACAACGCATGGGCAGTATGGACTAACAAGACTGGTACCCAAGAGAATCTAAGTGGTACTAAGTTCGGTGCATTACATGCTATCATTGAGGTAGCAGATCACTTTAGTCGTAGTGAAGAAAAGACTTCATCTAAAGTTTTACTAAGCAAGGATGGTAAGTACAAGCAACGCGCATTAGAACTACTAAGCGCATAAGAAAGGGATAACATGATCGGCTGGACTAACATGTCGCTTGACGACATCGTTGAAGTAAAGGTTAGAGAAGATACAACTCATCCATTTGTATTGTACTTAGGTGGTACAACCATGATGACTGGCACTGCTGTAATGCTTTCAAAAGAATTATTTGAAAGTCTTGTATTCCAATGTCAATCAGCATTGCATGAGTATGACCAACTATAACTTTCCTAAGTACGATGGCACACAGAACTGTGCTAGTATGGGTGTAGAGTTATACTACTATGAACACAATGTAGATCTACCCTTTGAAGGGCTTAAAGAACAGGAAAACAAATTAAAAATCTTATGTTTTAATTGTCCTTTCTTATCTGAATGCAGAGAATTTGCTATACATCATGAAGGCTTTGGCTTATGGGGTGGCATGACATCTGCAGATAGAAAGAACTATAGAAAGAAATTTAATATAAAGTTAGATCTAATAGAGTTAGGGATGCCCCACTAAGTGGGGGACATCCCAAACAAAAAGGAGTAACATGGAAGAGGAAGAAGATTGTGAATGTTGGGAAGAGTTCGGAGAACTATGTGATGATTGCGAAGCATACGCTGAAGATCAACACACCCAACATTTAATCAATGTATGGAAAGAAGAGCAAGCAGGTATAGTATAAAGAATTGTAGTATGCACATAGATGTTTTGGAAATTTGTGTTCATACTACATAGTTGCCAAGGTGGATTCTCCTTAGTTGAGCCTTGGTAACAACTCCGCAAGGGAGTGTCATAGACGTTTATCCTTTTCACTATGACACTCTCTTGTGTTACACTTATTACATGGAGGTAATAACATGGCTGTCAAAGTAGACGGGTACGAATTACCAGTACACATTTCATACTCAGCACTAACCACATGGTTAGATTGCGGATGGAAGTACTGGCTAACAAGAGTAGTTAAAGAAGTTGAGAACCCTACGTGGTACTTAGCAGGTGGATCAGCAGTTCATACTGCTACCGAAATGTATGATAAAGAACTATACGAAACAGAAGGTAGATAGTTGAACAAGTATTGGGAAGCAGCCTGGGCTGCACAACAGCAAGAACAACTAACAAAAACAGGTATTGATCAGGCATTATGGCGAGCATCTGGTCGTGCTACTAAGGCTAATCCCAATAAAGAAGATGGTGATTGGTGGAACGAGAATGGTTCCATGATGGTAGATCAGTGGATCAAGTGGCGTAACGGTGTCAATGGTTGGACCATGTGGCAACACAATGGAATACCAGCAGTTGAACTTGCACTTAATCCTATCTGGCATGACGTACCAGTACAGATGCACATTGATAGAGTAATGGTTAATCCTGATGGTGAACTTGTAGTTCTTGATATTAAAACAGGAGCGAGAACGCCATCTTCGGATCTGCAGTTGGCGTTCTACGCTGCAGGGATGGAAGAAATTCTAGGTGTACGTCCTAAGTGGGGTGCATACTGGATGGGAAGAACTGGTATTACTACTGAGATGGTAGACTTAGATAAATTTCCTAAAGAATATATTATAGAGATCGTGTCTAAGTTTGACCGTGCTCGTAAGGATGGTATATTTATTCCTAACTTCAGTCACTGTGTAATGTGTCAACTGAAAGATAAATGTAAGTATAAAACAGGAGGTAAGTAAACAACATGTTCGTTCGCAAGAGTAAGTTCAACTTCATTGAAAATGAATTAGATGAAGCATTAGTAGAGTTAGATATCATGCACTTGTTGCTTAATCAAGCAGCAAAAGAATTAACAGAAGCACGTAAGGCTAGTGCAAAGAAGAGACATCCATCAACTAGTAAGAAACCAGCAGAAAAAAAACCAGTAGCAAAACGGAAAGTAGTTAAAGAACTATGAGCAGTGAAAGTAATTTCTCAGTAACAGTTAAAACAAAGAGTGGTTCATTAGTAACCGTGCGTGGTGATGAAGCAAGTGAGTTCATTGCTCGCATTGAAGAAGCAATCAATCAGAACTTAGAGTTCAACATTGATATGCTAGAGAAAACAATTACAGGTCAAGCAGGTGTGCCAGTTCAGGCTAATCCAGTAGCAATTGTTCAGCAAGCAGTAGGTGGCACAGTAGTTAGTAGCACACCAGTTGAACCATGGGAACAAGAACAAGCAGGATTCGCACCAGTACCACCACCACAACAGGCTGCACCAGCAGGTGTAGAGACAGTTCAAGATCGTTGGGGTAGTCGTTGGACATATGGACGTGCAGATGCACCAACATGTCCTAATGGACCTATGGTTCTTAAGCAGGGTACTAACCAAGCAGGTAAGTCTTATGTGTTAAGGTCTAGATAAATTTCTAGGGAAACCTAGAATCATTCCGAGGGGAAGCGGGATGGTGACGTGCCGTAGGGTTATCAAAGCAAAGTGCAGAGATAAAAGATGATCGGGAAATTCATCTCACGTGGTGCAACTCCACAACGTCACACGCAAGTAAACAAAGGAGAATAGGTGAAGACATTATCTAGGTCTGTTGGTAGACCTGACATTGGTGGTGAACCGTTACCACCAGTATTTAGAACGTTTGATAATAATCAAATCATATTACGCAGAGCAGAAGTAAGTATGATTGCTGGCACACCAGGTGCTGGTAAGTCTACACTTGCCTTGGCTCTAGCACTAAGGGCTAGGATTCCTACGCTCTACCTATCGGCAGATACTAATGCGCATACTATGGCTATGCGTTTGTACTCTATGATTACAGGAGTAAGTCAGAGTGAAGCAGAAAAAGTTATATCAGAAGATCCTGTTGGTGCTCGTGAGCGTCTTGCTTTGGCTTCCCATATTTATTGGTCTTTTGATTCTAACCCGAGTCTTGGTGATATTGATGATGAAGTTACAGCAGTTGAAGAGTTACTTGGTGAGAGTCCAGCATTAATTGTAATTGATAACCTTATGGATATCAGCATGGATGGCGGAGAAGAATTCGGAAACATGCGCAATGCCCTTAAAGAATTAAAGTACTTAGCGCGAGATACTAATGCTGCAGTACTAGTGCTTCATCATACTAAGGAAAGTTACGCAGGTAATCCTTGTCAGCCACGCAGTTCCTTGCAGGGTATGGTGGCTCAGTTGCCAGCCTTAATCCTTACAGTTGGTCAGCAAGATGGAATGCTAGGTGTTGCTGCAGTTAAGAACCGCTATGGTAGAGCCAATGCAGGTGGAGATAATCCAGTATGGTTACAGTTTAATCCAGAGTATATGTTCATTGCAGACTTGCAAGAAGCAAGATAATGATAGTTGAGTTGACTCCATGGCAATTAAGATGGGCACAAGATGCTGGAGAAAAAAGAACAACTCTAAATATTAATTCAAACGTAAAAGATAAACCAGACTATCAGAACCATGACGTACTACAAGATGATCTAACGGCAAACATTGCTGCATGTGCATGTGAACTTGCTGTAAGTATCTATCTTAATCAGTCTTGGAATGGTGCTTACTGGTTACCATCAGAACATAAGCAAGCATCAGTTGTTCCAGATGTAGGTAAAGATATAGAAGTACGCAGAGTAAGAAATAGAAAAAATCCTATGCCTGTTAAAGAATCAGAGCAACAGTTCAATATCTTTCAGGCTTATAACTATCCAGATACTCCTAAGTTTGTAGAGATAACTGGATGGGCACCAGGATGGTACGCATGGAACATGGGTAAGCAAGTCTACCCAGAAAAACGTGCACTTGATGTATCATTACTTTGGGATCTACAAGGATATGAGAGGGAAGACTAATGTATATAGCAGTTGTATTTATATCTTTAATATCATTACTTGCTTATTT